GATTCTTTTCTCTTGCCAATCCCACAGCCTCATTCCATCTCTCCATACCGGTTAAGGGATCTTGAATATCAAAATTCATCGGCTCGAGTTTCATATCTTTCAAACCAGACTTATGATCTTTAGAATTAATATCCAAAGAACCAGTAGTAATATATCTTCCTCCAACAGGAGCTGCATCTAAATCAGTCGGTTTCACCGGATGCGCTGCCTGAAAATTCGTCTTATTTATAATAGACTGGGCTGAGGCTATATCAGACTGCAAATTGGCAATATCTACTGAGAAAGTAACGATTGCCTCAAGAGGTGCCTTTCGCTGCCTTTCTCTTAAATCAGAGAGCTTCGCTTCTAAAGCAGCCAAACTTCCTTCGGCAGATTCTAATTCTACACGAGGTTCAATCGTTACAGTCCCATTCGTTGTATCATTTGTATTTGTTTCTGCGTTCGATGTAGACAATAGATCTTGCCCTCCACCAAACATAACTTTTGCAGTGGCTAGTTCTTTTTCATAATTTTCTTTAGCTTTACGAATATCAGAAATACTCTGATAAATATAGTTCGCGACAAAATTATCCCGATGCGCAAAACCTTCAGGATCTGTCCAAACAGTTTCCAACTTAGATAAGATATCTCTCGCTTCTTTAGGAATATTCTTCCCACTACGTACTGCAAGCATTATTTGCCCCATAGCCTTTCCAGCCTCCTGCGATGATATTTTTCCATCTCCGGAACCTATATTTCCATAAAGGCGCTCCCTTATATTTTTTATTGTTTCAGCTTCCTTTCCCGTATAAACATCTGCAGCACCTGCTGTTGCTGACTCCATAGCACGGGCACGAGCAGAATTGATTATTGCTTCACTCAATTTATCGTACGCTTTTCTCGCTGTATCCGCATTGGTTATTTCAATGCCCATCTTATCAAGATAACCACCATATTTGGCTACAATGTTATTCTTTGCCTTCTGCCATTCTTCAGTGCCTTCGCGAGCTTTATTCAAAGGAGTAAAGAGATTATCCAAGGTAAGGTACTCTGTAGCAACTTCTTTATTCAAAGTAGCCATTATGCCATTTAAACGCCCTTGAGCCTTAGCTGCATCATCACTTTCTGAACATAGTTTATATATACCGACAGCCAAAGCGGTAGCGGCAGTAGCAGCAATAATCCAAGGACTGGCGGCAATAATACCATTTAAAATCTTAGCGCCAGTAGCCGTAGAATTAACAGAAGTCAGTAAAGTTTTTAAACCTTTTCTCATTAATATTATTCCTGATGCATTTTCTGATAAAAGAGCCAAACTTGCTCCCATACCTCCTGCAAGACCTAGCCATTTCGTTCTAAGGTCGTCTACAGGGGATTGTACTGCACTAATTTGTCGAGATACATCAGTTGCCATTTCTTGAGTATTCTTTCTTATATCAACCAATAATTTATTGATTTCACGGAGAGATACTGAAGGATTATTTTTAAAATTAAATATTATATCATATGATTTTTTTTCCATACTTTTGCGCATTAATTAAATATATAATCAAATTATGGGAACATACATTATATTATTAACATTTATGATTCTTGGTTTTATAGGAGCAGGGGGATTCATCAAGGATATAGACAAAATTTCCAATAAAAATAATTCAAAAAAAGACAAACAGGAGCAAGAAAAAATAAATGAACTTGAAGAAGAAGTTCGCATACAACGTGAAGAATTACAGCAACTTCGTGAAAAACTTGCACGTGAGAAAGCTGAAAGAGAACAACAAAAAGAAGAAAAGCGTCGCAAAAAAGAAGAGAGACAAGCAAAACATAAATAAATATTCAACCATCCTTTTTTCATCATATCCCATACTCTTTTCACTACCATTTTTTGAACAGATAAAAGAACTGACATACCTTGAATATTCTTCTGTATATCAAGCAATATATTACACATTTTTCGAAGAATTCCTGAAGGGGTATTTTTCAAACTAAATACTATATCATATGTTATTTTTTCCATATACTTGTAATCTAAATTAAATACTTCATAAAAATGGGACCTTATATATTACTAATAATGATGATCCTTGGTATTATCGCATCTGCTAGCTTTTATGGCAATATACATAAAATAGCAAAGAATACGAGTTCTAAAGATAATGAGACGCAGAGAATCATGCAGGAGCAAGCCAAAATGCAAGAAAAAATAGAACAACTCGAAACAGAAATTCGGGAATTACATAAAAAAGATGTAGACTCATTAAATGGAGATAAGCACAATTCTTTAAATAACAAATAAGTATGTTTATCCGCTTCAGAAAGATCATTTTTCAAGTTAAAAACTATATCGTATGTCATCTTTTCCATATATTTGCAATCTAACTTAATTAATAAAATAAGAGTATGGGACTATTTTTTATATCACTATATTTCATTCTTGCAGGAATGGTTATCTTTGGCGTATTCGGTCACATACCAAGTCACTACAATTCCCAAAAGAAATCACCCCAACCAAGCAAATTTGAACAGAAATTAAAAGAATCTGCACAAAAAAGTCACGAAGAGCGACTACAAGCGGAAGAAAAATTAAAGCAAACACAAGAGAAACTAGCTCAAATTAAAGCAGAAAAAGCAAAAGAAAATCGCCGCAAAGAAGAAGAAAAGTGGGCTAAATACAAAGAAGAAGCTCTCATGAATCGTAAAGAATTACAACACCTTTGCGAAAAAGATACAAATTCAGTGGATGAGAACAACTCCTCAAATGATAAAGAAAAGTAAATAACATCCCTTCTTTACCCCCATTTCTTTGCTATCTCTTCGAACCTTTCTTTTGTACTAACTTCTTTCTTAGCTTCTTGTTCCCGTTTCCTCTCCCACGAGAATCTGCAAACATCCGTCGGACTCAATTTCTTTTTACTATAAGGTTGTAACATACAGCAAGCCAAAAAGCGTGTCTGCTCCCAATCATTCTGTACATTTCGTTCATCATGTTGCAGCCAAAAACGATAAATAACCGAAAACTCAGCAGGGGTGCATCGGCGAAAATCGTCTAAATTCATCCCAATACACCCCATTGCCAAACCCAGTAATTCCTCAATGCCTACAGCTTCCTCTCCTGCCCCTTTTTTTTTGAGCCATCCTCACCCCCGGTTACCATACTCTCCTGAAACCGATTGAACTCGCTCAGGTCAATACCATCGGCAAAACGTTCAAAGCCAAGATCAAACGTCACCTCATCAGCACGACAAGCAGAACGAACACAGCAAAACATAAACATCGTCAACAGTTCCATATCCGCGCCGATTTCATTTACATCCTTACCCGTCTCACGCTTAAAGTCAATCATGGCACCCATCGTCACCCGATTAGGATATTCCTTACCATACAGTATTACTTTGTTCATACTCATGCTTTGGGTGTAACCACTTTAACTTCCACAGGCCCGCTATTCTCCAGCGAGATGCTGTAAGTAGCATCATCATCTGCCGCAGACACCTCTTCCAACGAAGTAATAATGAAATTGCCCTGACGATACTTCGTGTCTTCTTCTCCACGAAGCGCATACTTCACAGGAACAGGATTCCCGCTTTCCCACATCTCCAACAGTTTGTCATAGCCCATGCCATCACCGTAAAAAACAAATCCTTCGGAACTGATACTTACGCTCAATCCACTCACGGATTTCTCTTTCCATTTACCGGCAGCGGCAGCCTTTGCCTTCTCTTCCAATGTCGGTTTCACCGCACGGTCTTTTGTCTCAGCCGTGTTAGTAATCGTACACGTCTTACTGTGTCCCAGAGGGTTAAAAACATCCTCTACTAAAATGCCTACTAAGAGGTCACTTCCATGAACATAATCCGCATTCTCGTTTTCCATAAATTAGCTTTTAAGTTTTTAAAAATTCATTTATTGTCACGTTATAGTTTCTTTCGCTTTCTGTTTAGTTGGCTATTTTTGTATATTTACGGCTGTTTGTATTTCTTAGGTTTCGCAATTATAGGAAATTATCTAATACAAAACAAATAAAATCGGAGAAAATTTCCTACTTATTGCATAATTTTATTTAGGAGGGTTGTTCTATGATATTACAGCGGATCAAAGAATATATTGATTTAAAGGGTATTTCTATCTCCGCTTTTGAGAAAAGTATCGGAATGTCAAATGCTTCTTTTGGACGTTCCCTGAAAAACAATGGGGCTATTGGCACCGATAAATTAGAAAATATTCTAAGAATATATCAAGAGATCAACCCGGATTGGTTGCTTACCGGACAAGGCAATATGGTACGTTCCGGTTCGAAGATAACACTTCCGCCTCCGGTAACAGAAAAAAAAGGGATTCCCCTAATTTCCTACCAAACATTACCGACGCTATTTACCGGTAAAAAGGGAACATTCTCTCAAGCTACGGAACATTTCTCCCTACCTCTATTCAATGAGGCGGACTTTCTGATTCCGGTAAAAGACAACAGTATGGCTCCACAATATAAAGGTGGTGATATCATAGCCTGCAAATGCCTTTCCAACGAAGGGCTTTTCTTCCAATGGAACAAAATCTATCTGCTGCTTACCCCGCAGGGAGCACTCATAAAACGAATACATCCGGGAAAAGACGAAGAGCATCTGACGCTTGTCTCCGACCATACTGATTATCCACCTTTCCAATTGCACCGTTCTTTAATAGGTAATGTAGCATTGGTGCTGGGAGGATTATCTGCAGAATAGTCTATCCAAGTCTCACTAAATGATACACCGTCCCCCTATTCGTCTTCTTGCAAGGGATATCCAATTTCTTCAGCGAACGGCCGAAGTGCCCTATTTTGCTGACCGACAGTTTATCGCGGGTTTTCTGCTGTAGATAATTGAATATCTCCATTGCGGTCAGCCATTCCCCTTCCCGTTCTTCTTCCGTCACCCGGAAATAACAGTGAAAAAGCTGTTCGAGCGGACTGACCTGTTCAAAATCCCGGTTGGTCTCTTTCAGGATAGCTTCGTCCTCATCATTCAGCCAGTAGCGCTCACCTTTATAAATGGCATCCATGGCCTGAGCATACAATTGCTTGTAGTTGATGGTGACATTCGTATCAATAGGTGCAGTCACTTCGATACAGATAAAACGGCGGCTGCCGCTGG